CACCATCATTAATACCCATCACGGTATTGAATGCGTTTATTTTTGATTCAAATCTTTTAGCTTTTGTTACTAAACCTGTTTCTTGGTCAAATCTATCTAACAGTCTACCACCAATTTGATTAGCAATGTCAATTCCAACACTTGTAAGATTTCTTGTAATTTTGTCAGCTGCTGTAGTTGCTTTAGCTATGAGAGTTTCAGAAATTGTACTTGCAATAGCTCTATCATTAGATCCATCGTTATACTTGATTGTTACATCTGCAGCATTTGTACCATCAATGTTTGAAACCATTATTGTATTTATTTTAAAAACTGTGTTTGCTGTTGCTGTAACTAAATTTGTCTCTGTAGTAGTTAAAGCAAATACATCAGTTTTTCCATTAATAGTTGCAACATTAACTATATTTGGGTTTGCCATATTTTCCTCCTAATTAACCAAACACTATTGCCATTGCAATAGCCTTTCCTGTAGTTGCCGGAGCAGTTCCATTTATTAAAACAGAAGCTGCATTCACAGTTCCTAAATTTTGCATTATATCTACCATGGATGAACCATCTGTGTAAACAAATGTTTTTGTACCTTGAGTAATTGCAACACCATTAGCAGCATGACCTGTATTACTGAATGTTAATGTTTGTGATCCAGTTGTGTTATTGAATATTGTATATTTTGATTCTACTGCATCTGTAAATACATGAATATTTGCACCTAATGCACCTGTAAATTCTAATACAGCGTTGTGAACTTGATCATCTGTTGTAGAATCATCTGTATTATCTGTTGAATTATTTGATGTTAAAGTAACATTTGCAGAACCCGCAACATTCACTGATTGATAACCTTTTACAGAAGCATCAACTCTGTTAAAAACATAATTAACTAAGTTACCCCAATTACCTGCATTTTCTCCAGATGCTTGTCTTTCTAATTTTAATCTCGATGTAAAACTTGATGGCATAATTGTTTATACTCCTAATTCATACTGTTGTAAACTATATACATTTGTTAATTTTTGTCTAGTGAATATTAGTCCAAGTTTCTGTATTTGAAGTTGTTATAGGAGTCCAAATTTCAGTATTTGATGGTAAAATAGGATCCCAAAATTTAATTATAGAAGCGGTTATATTAGCTTGTAAACCAGTAGGAATAATAATATTATTAGTAATTAATGAAATATTTCCTAAATCAGTATTTAAGCTTTGACCTGTTACATCAAAAAATCCAGAAGCAGATATAGTAATTGTATTAGCAGAAACAGTTAATTCTTGACCAGTAATTGATATTTTATTTTCTGTTTGAGTTGTAACATTACCAGAAGAAATGGTTAATTCTTGACCTGTAATAGAAACAAAATTTGCACTTCCAACAGAGGCTGTTCCTACTTCTACATTTGCTTCAAATGTAGGAGTATTTATAGTTACAGCACCATTTGCGGTTACAGCAAAAGTATTAACAGTTGCAATAGCTTGTTCACCAGTAACTTGAAATATAGTGCTTGCATCAATATCTACATTACTTAATGAAGATGTTAATTCTTGACCTGATATAGCATTTAAAGTAGAACCGATTGCAGTAACATTATTTAATGCAGAATTTAATTGTTGTCCATCTTCTACAAAAATTATTCCATCACCAGTAACTATTGTACCTACGCCAGAATTCCACGCACCAGTATTCCATTCTTCTCTAGACCAGCCTAAACCAAAATTTAAACTTGGCTCTACTTGTAAACCTGTAATGGAAGCGATTGCATCTGGTGATTCATTCCAAGCACCAGAATTCCAAGTTAATCTACTCCATCCTACAGATGCTGACATAAGGATTTATCTCCTTATGCTATTCTTATTAAGCCGTTAGTTGCGTCAGCGTTTGGAAATTGTAATTCAAATGTACCGTTTGTAGAAGTTTTAACTCCTCCAAAATCTAATACTGCTATTGATGAGTTACTATTATTTGCATTATATAATAATGCTGCTTGCGCAGATATTGTTGCATTTGCAAATGAAACATTATCACAGTCAAAAATAGCTGTTGTACCATCAGTTGAAATTGCAACATTAGTTAATGTTGCTCCTCCAGTTGTATAATTAGTTCCACTATTTGAAACTTC